CCAATTAGTAGCATCTATACCTAATGCTTTTTCTTCCAAGTCACGGGTGCGTTTCTCAGGAGTATCGACTCCTGCTACTCTCACCCTTTCTTTTTTGTATAGATCAAAACCTAGATCGATAGTAACGTCAATAGTGTCACCATCAACTACCCTGTTTATCTCTGTCACTCGGAAGTTGTAGCAACTCTTCCTGCTTGGTGGAACCATTGCTCCCATCGTTCATCTCCATATATGCAGTCCTTAGTATATAGACGATATACCAAGTAACTATTACAACAAGTATTGCAATCATAATAACAACACCCCAGACAACCATTAGTTCTTATTGTGTACTATTGTATGGTTTCCATACCACTGTCCGTGTAATGGAAAGTCTCCTGTTTTATTTACCTTTACATTAAATCCTATTGAATATTTTTGATCTCTTGAATAGTTCTGTGTAGTAGAATGTTCCAACCAAGATGGAAATAATATCAAAGTATCAGGGAATGTTTCTACTGCCATCTCTTGATAAGTAGCAAAACAACTCATTCTTGCTTGTACAAGTGGACTATGAAAATTAATTAATCCTTGTTCTGGACTTGTCTTATGATAATAACATCCTGACAACTCAAATCCTGGGTGCATATGTTGATTCTGATTAGCACCTGTTGGGTATATATTTAACCAAGACTCAGGTATATTCCAATTATCGTGACCAACATATTTAATAACACACTCTGCAATATATGATTCTAAGTTTGGCATTTCATACGCACGAAAAAAATCCCTCCAATGATCTTGCTTGGAAGGATCATCACCGAAGTGAAGAATTAATTGTTCTTTCTCTTGTACATCACTAATAACTTTTTCAAGTTCATCCCTTATCTCAGAGTCATCGTGTCTGAATCTTAGAACTGTGGATGGAAATAAATCAATAACGTCAGGTTGCATAATAAAGTTTCTGTTACACTATCTAGGAACTACGACAGTTCCATTTTTTAAGTGCTAATGCTTTACGAGTTGGTCTACCTTTCTCATCTTTCATAGGTCCTCTCATTCCACCCATTCTTTTGCAAAAATTGTTTTGCCTTTTATCTGCCTTACTACCTGGTTTTGGACTACCTGTTACAGGTGCTTTGAGATCTGAACCAGGATTTTCTCTTTCATAAGACTTTCTTCCCTTTTCATTTAACCCACCACTAGGGTTCTTTCCTTCTTTACGTTGCCACGCAGATTCCTTGAAACTCTTCAAACCACTTTTAAGGTTACTTGCTTTACCTGTTTTAACGTGACCATACTTAGCAAGATCTTTATGTAAGTCTCTATACTGTGCTTTACTATCACCAGATCTTTTGTTTGACTGATCCATTCTCTTATTTTTACCAACAGGTTTATAACCACTGCTAGTATATCTTTTTTGATAAAATTCTTCTTTATATGACTGCACTCTAGTCTTACCAAGAATGTATTTTGGATCATTCTTCATTGCTTTCTGTGCATCTGCCTCATCATTTTTATTTACATTTATAATTGTCTTTCCACCTTTTTTAGTTTTAGTATGTGCTATATTACCCATTTCTTCTTTTACTTCTTTTTTCTTCTTAGTTTTCTTAGCAAACGCTGCCATAGGACCTGATGGTTTACCAGTTCCCTTGTAGAGACCATAAGAAGTTCCTTCACTTTTCATTTTTGATTTTGCTGCTTTGATTCTATCAAGAAATGCTTGTCCACCTTTTTCTTTCCTGATTTCATCATCAGTTCTTGGTTTACCCATACTATTATTCTTAGCGTATAACTTACTCTGCATATCATTAGTGCTAGTAAGTCTACCTCTACCATAACTTTCTTTATACAAATCAATCAATTCATTTCTTGCTTCTCTCTTACTTGGTCTACGATAACGACCAACTTCTGTGACCTTACCATCTTTACCATAGTGTCTACCTTTTGTTCTATTGACGTGATCTGTCATTGCAGTATCTACCTCTTTAGTGCTTCTAGCATACTGAGTAGACTTATCTCTTAGATTAACTTTCTCTAACTGTACTTCTTCTTTTACCTTAATTTTTCTAGGGTATGCTGATGTACTTGAATCTTGTCTCATCGAGCGAGTATCAGTATCTGCAACATAGTTAACTCTATCACTAACTTTTTTTCCTAGTTTTTTCTCTGCTCTTTGTATTCCTTTGTCTCTCGCTTTTGCATACTTACCCATCTTGCCACCGTGAACATAATTTTTATCTACCTTTGCGTGGTAGAGATAGTTCGCAGTAGTTGTCTTACTTAATTCATCAAGATGTTCTACTTCTTCATTTTTCTTACCTACATCCATTATGGCATTCTTACCATACTTATCTCTAAGTCTTTGTTTAACATTCTCAACTGCTCTAGCAGTATTCTTCTGCTGCTTTAGCATACGTAATTTTCTTTGAGCATCAGTCTCAGTTTCTCTTGTATGGTTAGCAGTAGTTGCATCTTTCTTATCTTTAGATGGTTTTACCATTCCCATATCTCTTGCAATATCATATCCCTCTTCTGGAAGATAACCTTCACTGTTTATTCCAAGAGCTGCTTTTAATTTTTTACCTGCTGAATATGGATTTTCTTTTGCCTTTCTTTTTTTTGTCTCTGCTTTTATTGATGACATCTTTAAAGCATTAGAAATTTTAGCACGCTTACTATTGTACTTTGGTGCTTTACCTCTAAACGTTGAATCAATCGCACGAGCAACTCTCAATCTCTTACTAACTGTAGGATCACCATATTCTTTTATGATCTCTTCTTTAGTAACTTTAGATTTTTTCTTTTTGTCTTCACTATGATCGCAACCACAGTGTTCAGTAAAGTTAGAAAATGATTGAAGATTGTTCATTATGCTACTTGATTATTAGATGGGTGTCTAGGACAATTTTTTTCGTGTTTTTCAATCCACGTTTTAGGTCTCCAATGTCCTTTAGGAGACTTCAATCCACAATATGCACATACCCATTGACCATTAATATCTTGTATCGCCACGGATCAACCTCCGACAACTTGTACTTGTTCTACAACTACGTCCGCAGAACCTGCTGTTAACTTAACAGTTCTTTGTAACATAGGAACGGTGTTAGCGATTACATCAGCATCACTAATTGAATATGCAGAACCTGCACCTGACGCATCAATGTCTGTAGTAATTGTTATGTCAGTAACTGCTGTCACTTTCTTACCTGCTGATGCAGCAGATTCAAAGTCTGTTCCAAAACCTGTGTCACCACCATCTATAGTTTGAATAAAATCTCCTACAGCAAAACTGTGACGACCACCTGCTCCTGTACCGTGTCCACCACCTGCAACAGTAAATACTGAACCGTTAGCATTAGTTGCACCAGTAATACTAATATTTTTTGATTTACCTACTGAAAGCAAAACTGCTTCCCCTGCTGCAAGTGTAATAGCAGGACCGCTATCAAATTTTATGGTTGATGCAGATGCAGCATATGCACGTACAACTCCACTTTTAACGACGATGTAAGCAGTACCTGAACCACTCACTGTCGTAGTATCTAAGACATTTAATACAGACATCGACTTTTTGACACAAGATTGTTTTTACTATTTATCCTCTTTCTGTTTCTGTTTGAGGAATTTCGCAAGATCAGCAGTGCTACCAACAAACATTGTGTTGTTAGTAACGTTACCTGTTACAGCACCTTTTGGACCTTCTTCTAATTCTTGCATTTTTTTCTGAAGGTCTATTAGTTTATCCGTGGCATCTGCCACGTTCTTAATAAGATTACCTGCTACCTCATAGGCACGTGGTGAATCTGTTTGTTGTGATAGTTCTAGGATTCCGTCTACCGCTTCCTGTCCCTTGTCAATTAACGAATACAAATTGCCACGAGTATATTCGTAGTCTTTTTTAATTGCTTCGTTTTGTTTTACAGGTGTATCTTCTACTCTCTCTAATGCAGGTTTCTCATCTTTAACGATGGATGTTTCTACATCAAGAGCGTCTTCAATACCGTCGAATTTACTCGTCGTTTCCTGTGACTGGATTTCTTGATTTTCCATCATTAAAAGTACTGAATAATTCATTAAAACCAAAATCATCATCTGGATCAGAAGTGATTGGGTCTGGTTCGACCGTGTATCTCATCTCACGAGGTGCACTTGTTTTATTATCAGTTGCAGTATCAACGATTGCCTTACGGATAAGTTCTTTCTCACCGTCAAGAACAGGACCGTAGATATATGTTTTGCAAGTGAAAGTTATTGTATATATGAGAGTTCTTCTTGTTGTATAATCACCTTCATAATCATCATCATAAGATATTGTATTTAAAACTACTGGAAAATCTTTTTTCTCCTGTAACTGATCGTTCAGTTGTACAGTGATATTAAATGTGGGTTGGAAGTATGGAAGTATTTGTTCTAAGATTTGTAAACCGTCATCTTGATTCTTTGAAAGAATTGCTAACTCAAAGTCAACGTTGTACGGTACTGGCATAAACGCTTTTTGTAGGTCAGTTCCAACAGCAGTCCTAACTCTCTGTGTTGGGGAGACCTTTCTTGTTGCGTCGTAATTGAAACCAGAAATCTCAAACGAAATCCTAGGAAGCGTAATTTGAGTCGCATCTTTCCTAGTTAAATCTCCTACTTGTTGAAGTCTTGCTAAAAACTTTTGTTTAGGTCCATATGCCAAAGGCACTTTCATATACTCATATTCCGTAGCATTTTTCTTTCTACGAATTTCTATGTTATTAAACAAAGTACCAAAAGCAATAACTGACTTTCGGAATATTTCATTGTATGTATATGTACCTAACATTAATTAGCACCTCCAAAATCACCAAATGGATTCCCTTCTGAAAAATCAATAATTGAATCAGCAAGGGTTTCAAACGAACTATTTGAATCGTATTCGCTCGATGTATTATTTAGTGTATTATATGATGCAGTTGTCCAAGCAGCACTTGATGACTGCCCTGTTATAGTCTCTGGAATTGTAAATATTCCAGTTCTATTAAAGACTTGTAATTGTCTATTAGTAGAATCCCAAGACTTAACCTCTGCTGTAATATTAGAGGTTCCACCTGCCACCACTTCACCGACTGTAAAGTCTCCAGTGCCACCTGTGGCAAAGTTGATAGTGATGGATACTGAGAAGTCCTGTTCGATTTGATCGATTGCAGTAACTCCTGTATCGAACTGCTCGTCGCTGAACTCGAAGAGTTCACACTTAAGACCCCATACGTGGATCTTACCTAACTGATAGAAAGGTTGTTCGTGCTCAACGAACATAATTTTAAATATTTTATTTGCCATAGGGAAGTAAACCAAGTCTCCTTCGTTAGGTCTTCCTTCGACAATCAGTTGTGCATTATCATCAACTGCTTCTGTAAATCTTTTTCTTGATATTATAAATGTAACTTGATCAGAAATCCTTACACCAAACTTAGTAAAGAGATCACCGTCACCAGTAAATCCAGTTGGATCTTCAATATATGCTTCTATTTCGTAGGCATCATCAAACTTAGACAAAGCATCTTCAGTAAATGTTGTATCTTCATTTACTAAAGTTCTAGGCATATAAAAGACATTCTTTCCAAACATCTTTATCTGTTCTATAACAAGATTCTCTATAAGATCTTGTTCACCAGTTGTGCCTTGTGTAAAGTAAGAGTTAGTTGCCATTATCCTATCATATCCATAGGTGGTGTTTCATATGTGGTTCTTAACTGCTCATCTAGTTTTTCTAGTTCCTCTACAGCATCACTATAAATTTTCTCACCATTTAGAGTAACACCACCAGGGAGTTGAACGTTTTGGAACTTAGTTAAATTTGTTCCCCAATATTTTTTAATCAAAGATGTAGCATAATCCTTAACCCACATCTCATTATAGATTTTTGTAAAGTTAACTGGATCTAATGCACGAACACAATCAATAACAATATACTCACCTTCACGAACATCAGTATTAGTGTCAAAGTCAATATATAAACGACCAGATGTATGAGTAAATCTTGTAGGTTTCATTCCTTCTAATAAGAAATTTATTGTCTCAAGATGTGTCTGAATCATATAGTAATGATAAAACTGTGTTGATGTAAAATCAAACAGATCATTCAATCTTAACTGATAACGAATGTCAAACATATTTGCAGTACCTTTGTCTTGGAAAGTAAAGATACCATTAACAGACGTTATAAAATCAGGTAAAGTTAAAAAATTATTTTGCGTCTTAAATTCTGTACTACCTACAGTTTCTGTAGTGTCTGCTTGAAATGCAGCGACTTCAGCAGCAGTCATTTGATGCTTTAGGTAAACTTTTTCTGAACCACCGTAATGATAAATGTGAAACTTCTCGATAGTGTAATCGATAGCATCATCTATTTGATCATCAGAAACGTTGACTTCTAATACAGGTTTACCTAATCTGCGAAGTGCGTATTCTTTTAGTGTTGCTTTAGAGGTTGGAGTTGCCATATTAGTTGTTTTGTAACTTAACCATTACAGTCTCCTTTTGCATAGGAGCGACATCATTTAATCCATTAGCATCGAACCAAGGAGCAGTCTCCCAGTCAAATCCTTCACCAAAAGTATTGTCGGGTGCCATAACATACCAATGACATTTAGCGTCAGGTATATCAACAGCACACACTGCCCAATCGTCTGCCCACTGAGGTACTTGCACATACATCACTGGTAAGTGATTTGCAAATAATGAAATGATAAAAGAGAAGAAAATCATAATGCAGCGATTGCTATTTTAAATGCAGCAAATGTTGCTGAGTTTGCAACGGTTGTCTTAAGAGTTGCAAGATCAATCGTTTCTGCCTGTAACGCAGAGTCTGCTTTAACACCTTGTGCAGCAGTAGCATAATCAGATGAGGCAGTTGCAGCAGCAGTACCTAATGTAGGTTTGTTGCTTAAGTCATTATAATTACCAGAGAATAATGAAGGTAGTCCACTCAAGTCACTGTAAG